TGATTCCTTCTAATTCCCATTTGGCACTTTCAGCATCTCTACCTAACCAACTGTTAATTTCTTTGTTGTAAGTTGCTGCATCTTTAATCTTTTTCATATTTCTCTCCTGTCATTTTTTATTGACATATATATTATATAATATGAAAAAATAAAAATAAATAATTTTTTAATAATTTTTTAATATTTGTTATTTCTACCTTTTAGAATATAGTTTGCCCAGGCAGCAGGATTCTTGTATCCTCTCTTTTTTCCTAACTCCACCAAACTAGGAAAATCGCGGCACTTACCAACTTCCATTCTTTCTTTTTTACGCTCTAGTGCTTCTATCTTTTGTAGTTCAGCCTTCTTGTCAAGTTCTATCTCTCTTTGTGTTTTTCCATTGTCGTGTCCACAATAAGGACAAATCCTATTTTGCCCTTCATATACTCTAAAACAGTTTTTACAAGTTCTTACGATTAACTCTTTATCGTTAGTCTTATTTCTTACTTTTACTGGTTTATTTAAAAACCACTGTCTGTCCTCGGTTGGAAGCCCGTGCTTATAAACATTACCAACCAAGTCATAAATAACGGCTCTCTTGCCGATTTTATACCTTAAACACCTAGATGCCTGCTGTATGTATAATGCGACACTCATTGTCGGTCTTAAAAGTATGCAGCAATCACAGTCAGGAACATCAAAACCTTCACCGATAAGATTAACATTGGTTAAGACTGATATTTTGCCGCATCTAAAATCTTCAATTATTTGTTTGCGTTCTTTCTTTGGTGTGTCACCATCAAAATGTCTGCACTTACTACCGAGCATTTCTTCAATCTTTTTGCTAAAACTGATATTAGGTGCGTATATAATTGTTTTTCTTTTATCATCAATATATTTTAAAATGTCACCGTAGATTTTTGGTTTATCCATGCTTTTGCCGACAGAATCTAAATCATAATCGTTGCCTTTGATTTTCCAAGCGGCTTCATCAAAATCTATCTTAGGTGCGTAGTAATCGTATTCAGATAGATATTTGTGCTCTATTAGCCACTTAGCACTAACGCCAACTGACATAACACCAAACACATTGCCAAGACCAGACCCGTCTAGTCTACACGGTGTGGCGGTCAAGCCGATTATAGGAGAGTGAAAAAAAGCAGTGACTATTTTCGTCCATGTCCCGGCTGTTGCGTGATGGGCTTCATCAAATACTATTAATGAAGGAGCCGAATATCTATCTAAATGCCTACTAACTGATTGCACCATTGCGATAAGAACTCTATCTCTACTGATACCGTGCTTATCAAATGTTTCAATAGTTTGGTCTATTAATTCTTGACGGTGGACTAGAAACCAAACATAGCCATTCGGATTCTTTTGTAAGTGTGACGCACAAATAAACGCAAACATCACAGTCTTACCTCCACCACAAGGAAGGACTGCTAACACCTTATTTGATGTTAGCGAATCAATCCTTGTTTTATTTACTAACGATATTTGATAATCTCTTAGGTTCATAATGTGTAAATAGTATCTATTTTACTAAGAGGAATTTCAACTGAAATATCTGATTCTTTCTTATAAATTCTTAGATATATTTTTTTATCAAGAGCACTTCTTCTAACATAACTTAAGATATAAGGTGATGTAATTTCAACTGATGTGAAAGTTTCAAGTTTGTCAACTATTAAATTACCACCTGTTTTATCACAAAAGTCTTGCAATTCTTTGATAACGCTATCTAAATCTTTTGTAGGTAATAAGTGAACATACATATTTGCTACCTCCTAGAAATCTACTTCATCTAGATAATCTCTAACTTCTTCTAAACTGTTATGAGCATCATCTATATGTTCCCATGCTTCTTCAAACCATTCTTGGCGTTCTTCTTGTTCAGGTGTTAAATCATCAGCACCTTCATAAGGTTCAATGTCGTCTTTTGTTTCTTCAACTTCATTGTTGAGATCTTCTAATTCAGTTAGTAAATCTTCAATCTTTGTTTTTAACTTTCTAACTCTGCTTTTAACTTGTGTCTTGGTCATATCTTTAACTCTCCTTTACCTTTGACACTATTATTATATAAAATCCTTAATAAAAATAAAATACTTTTTTAATATTTTTTTAATTTATGCTTTCTTTATTCATAAAGTCATATATTCTTTCATATGCTCTTCGTGCGTAATAAATATAATCAATTTTCTTATTATCTAAATCTTTCAAATCGCTATTCCACACAAATACATTATCCGATAAGTTGCTATATCTATCGTGTTTATCTTGTTTATTCTTGTAAATCATTCCTGATTCTCTACTGGCAAAACATCTATTGACTTTTTGTAGTCTAGTAACTTCACCGTCTTTTTCAAATGTTAGATAATCATATTTTTGCAATTTACATATCCATTGAAACATTCTTAGATTTTTGCTGTATTTAACAATGGTTTGTTCCGGTTTAACCCCATTCATGAAATAGTCAACGATGCAGTAATGAATAATAATAGGTTCTTTGCTGTTAAAACTATTTTTCTCTAAAGGGTTTTCCCAACATTCATAATATTTAACTGCTTCACCAACTGTGTGTATTTTACCGTTTGCATCACGATACATATAATTATTGACATCTCTTTGCCAAATATCAGTAATCTTATCCATCTTAAGAACAAATCCTGTTCTTGCTTGCCATTCATTTACTATATCAAATAATTCTTTTTCAGTAACACCTTCTAATGGAACTGCAATGATACCGTCAGTATTGCTTTGAACTAATTCAACCTTACCTTCTAATTTTTCTAGTAAGTCAACTAAGAATAATTGTCCAACAATTGGAACTAACGGACCTACCCATGGGTCATAGAATGCTGAATGTTCATTCATTTGTGCACCAAATACTGCTAATAAAATTGTCTTATAAATTGCTCTTTTGATAGGGTCAATTTTCTTTAATCTTAATTGTTCGTGATACATAAACTTATATCTTTCTTTTGATTCTTCACTCATTGCTCTACTAAACAAATCGTAATTAATCATCACCAAGTTATAATAACCTGATACATCAAAATAATAAGCCCATTCATAATGACATTTTTTGCGTCCTGCATGTATGCCACCAGCACCCATTTGGTGCAATAATCCGCAAATAGTAAACGCTGGTTTATTTGGTGTCCTAAAACCTTCGGATAAATAATAATCAATAACTTCTTGATTTTTAATCTTCATTTGAGGATATAAGATAGGTTTAACTGGTTTATCAATTAAAGTTTCGTCTTTTCTTACTCCTAACGCTGCTTCAGCCGTTCTTGCTTGACTATAATTAAGAGCATCTAATGGAAGATTAAATTCTTTGATTAAATCAATGTTAAGATTAAATTCTGACTTACTTAGATTTAAATCAAGAAATGTTTGGTCTAAGTCATGTCTATTATATGTTTCTACTTTAAACCTTTCTTCATTTGTTAAAGGTCTATCAATATCAAAAGGAACTTCTGTTTCACAAATATCTTTACCTAGTGCCGCTTCAATTACTTTTAAAGAACCTGGATGATATTGCATAAGGTCATAGTAATACAATTTTAAATTAAGATAGTATTTTTTAAGTTTTTTGACAATGTCTTGTGATACTTCAAATGGATTCTTATTTTTAAGAACTGTTTGTAAAATAATATTGTCATATTCCGTATTGTTGTGACCAATCCATATATCGTTTCTATGCTCTTGATAAAACTGTTTCATTTTGGCATAATTCCATGTTTGGAAATAGCCACCATCAATACGAACTCCTAAAAGCGTATCATATCTATAAACTTCAAAATCGTAAACTATGACCTTCATTATTTTTTACTCCTTGGTTTATACTCACTTAAATCTTCTTTATAACTGTCACATCTTTCTAAAATTATAGGTGACCCTGGATAACTTTTATAACCAAATACTGTATCACAATATTTATCTAATACTTTATTTAATTCTTTTTTCCATGGAATTCCTTTTGTGCTTTCACTACCTTTAGCAGTTGCCCACAATGACGCACTTTGAGGACCAGTATTTACTACCATTTCACCGATAAGATATAAATCAAAATATCTTTCAAGTTTAGTAATAAAATATAAATCATCAGTAACTTTAAAATTATCCGCAAAGACTGTTTCAGGTTCAATGTATAATTCTAAACCGTATTTCTTTTTAAAGTTAGAAATAAAACAGTGATGTAAATGTGGTTGAACTCTTGATGGTCTAATGTATAAAGAATTTTTATAATCACTTCTTTGCTTATCAGCGATTCTTTCCTGTGAAATAGAAATGCCTAATGTGCTTTGAATTACATCTACATCTATAATATTATTACGAATATTATTTACTAGCGTTACAAAGGCGTTTAAGCCGCTTTTACTTAGGGATTCTCTTGCATCCATAAGTATTGCATAATCATAATCGCTGTTATAAAACCAATGGAACAAGATATTACGAGCATCTAAGCAACCATGTGGCATTTTACCATAAGGTCCTAAATACTTAAAACCTTCAATATAATCACCTTCTTCAAAACATTGGTCACAAATAACGACTTCATCAACATATTTGAATTCAGTTTCTTTTAATTTTCTAAGATTATCTAGATTAATTTTTCTGCTATTTTCAGTCATATAGCAAGGTATCAAAACACATATTTTCATTAGTCATCCCATCCTTTATATTTAATAAACTTATACGCACCAATTAACTCACCGTCAATATTTAAGATTTGACCTGTCATAATTGTATTTTTTACAAGTAAGAAATAAATCCACTCAGCAATTTCAGGAGTAGTTGCTAACTTTTTTAAAACGCTTAAATCTTTAATAGTGTCTAATAAACCGTCTTCTGCATACAACTCAGGTTCTAAACAAGTTCCTTCAATACCTTTGCTTGGGTCAGCAGGAACAATACCATCTAAATTAATTGAATTAACAATAACATGTCTTTCATCATTTCCAAAATTATTTGCCGCCCACTTAGTTAAGGCATCTCTAGCACCTTGTGATGAGCAATATCTAATATTATCATATCCTTTGAAAGATGCTGTGCTACCTACTTGAACAATACTTTTTAAATCTTTGTCATAACCGTATTTTTCTAGGATATTAATATAACCGATTTGATTTACTTCAATGGCATCTTTTTGTGGGCTAACAATACCAGCATTATTGACAATATATGTGATATTTTTAATATCTGGTAATTGTTCTTTTTTGCTAACATCGCATATATAATGAATATATAACGGATGATGAATAGTTGCTTCTTTGACATCTAAACCAATTACCGTGAAACCGTTTTCAATGAATTTTAATGCAGCCGCTCTACCAACTCCACAACTAGTTCCTGTAATCAAACATTTCATTTTTATCCTCCTCAAGTTTTCTTTCAATTAATTTTGCTATATATCTATAACCTTCATCGTTTGGGTGTATTTTATCTTTATCTAAATATCTAATCAAAGTATCTACATCATCAAACAATGAAATGACTTCACATTTTTGTTTTATAGTTGAAGCAACAAATCCATAGGCACGAAACCAAGAAACTGTATTAAATTCTATTGGCATATATTTTAAATATTCTTTTAGATAAGGAACATGTAAATCAGCATATTTTGCTGCGACAAATGTGCAATCCGTCATCAATAAGAATTTAATTTTTGCTTTAGGGTTCAATTGCTTTAAATAATCAATTGCTTTTACATAATTTATAATAAACATATTTGAACTACAATTACCTAATGCCAATGCTGAAGTATCATTGACACCGTAATGCAGTAATATGACATCTGCTGTTTTAATTATTTTTTCGTAGTTTCTTATTTGTGATAATAAACTTTTACCATCTACTGGATATATTGAATATTCACCAATGGTAGTTCCACTAACACCTACCTTAGTGACATTGTCGTAAGGTAAGTAATTAGTGAAACTTTTGAAGTTATTGTTTTCACCAGAAACTACTGAATCACCAATAACTACAATTTCCATATTATTGTTCTTCTTTCATACTTTCTTTTTTACAAATAGCAGCGTAACCAACAGGTGCAAAGAATAATTCAACAAGTAATTCTGTCAAAGCACCTAAGAATGCACCAACTACTAAACTTCCGAAAGTGCATGGATACATGAATAATAATGGAACTGCGATACCTGCAAAGATTAAATTATCAAAGAATTGTGAAACAAAGGTAGAAGCGTATGCTCTTGAAAAATAAATAAAGAATCCTTTAACGCCTCTTTTGTTAGTATCATTTGCAAAAGTCTTTGATTTTTTGAATGCTTTACCAATTGTGAGATTGACTAAGATATCAATACCTGATGCACAAATAAAAGCAAAAAGACTGACAAGTAATACTAAGTAATTATTTCCAATGACATTATTTAATGCTGCTGATGCTTCTTCTCCATAGAACCATCCGGAAATATCGGTTTCAGGAACAACAGCAACAACTGCCATTAATCCGCCCATTAATAACGCAACCGCGACATCAAACATCGTGACTGCGAATGATGCTTTACCACCATATTTTTGTGTAACAATGTCCATAACAAGAAACATAACCCAAGACACTACTACACCACAATCACCTGTCCACCATGTTGTGGCAATAAGTGATTTGTTTGCAAGAAGGTTCATCAATACTGTTGTAACTACTGACAACGCAACTAACCAACTTGGAACTTTTTTGAACTCTTCTACTGAGTTCTTAATAAATGTTTTAATTTTCATTTTTATAATCTCCCTATTATTTTTATACTTGGTTTGGAGTATTGCGAACAAGTATTAAATCGCTAAATCATAATTTACTCTACATTATTAACTCCTTTCTTTATTCTACTTCTACTGATTGGTCTACATCCATAAGCAATTTTGACATCCAAATGCCTGTGATGTAATTTAGACTGGTTATAGTTGTGTGGTGAACAGTTCTTAAACCTTTAATACTTTCAACAACAACTTTACCACATTTTTTGCTAGGTAATATTACACAACCATAGATACCAGATTGCAACCAAGAAGAACTGTCAATACTATCATCTTTACCGAGGTTCAAATCTTTGACTAAGGTCATTCTAGTGATACCTAACATGTGTATTTTACAATTATATTTGTGTGCTGTGTTAATGAAATAATTATAACTGCTATCAGCAATGTCATAACCTTTAAAAGCACCAATACTTATACGCCTACCGGAATATTCTTTACACATCTTATAATATTCTTTAACACCACGAGGACCATGCCAAACAGGTATAATCTTATCGCTAACTGCTTCTAATTTTCTTCTATATTCTAAGACTTTTTCGTAACCAATAACATTATCAACATCCATTTCAAAGAAGCCTTCAATTCTAGGATTATCAGTATTCTTTTTAATAAATTCAACATACTTATCAACAAAAGCATCTAAATCAACTTTTGTTCCGTGTTGGAAAGAGTGAGCACCACTATCAATTAATATGTGTTTGCACTTTTTTAATATTAATTCAAATACATCTTTTTTATCCCTTAAATAGAAATATGAACTAAGTGCATATTCTATGAAGTCATCAGGTGTTTCTAATAAGTTTGATTTTCTTTCTTCAATAGCCGCCATATATACTTGCATATCACAATAACTCCTTCATAATTTCCATATCAATTTCAATTTCTTTGTCTTCACTTTTTTTAACTTTGACTCCTTTGACTTCTTTGATTTCATCTTCAAACTCAATTAACTTGATTTGTCCGTCATCTTTGTTGCCTTTGTTTTTTGCTTTAATAAAGTCATACATACCGCCTTTCTTATAATTCTCTTCAGTTAATAAGTCATGCGTTCTATATATTAATAAATCTATTTGTTCATTTACAATAGTTTCATTCTTTATAAATTCTACAGCATCTCTATCAATGCGTGAAATCCAAAGGTCAGGGTCATCAGATTTAAAAATCTCTTTTTCAAGTTGAACTAAAATAGTTTTATAATATTCCCAGCCAACCAGCATAATTACAAGTTCAAAATCTTTTTCTCTATCTTTAAGACAGTTTCCAAATATAACTTCAAACTTTTCATTGATAATAATAGGAGATTTGACATCTAATTTTGTTTGTGGCATATCTAACCATATTAATTTTGATTTTGGCACTTTGTAAAAATTCATATTAGATATCATCTCCTATTTTAATACTATCAAATGCAACTTGCTTTTTGATGTCATCAGTTCCTTCTTTTAATCTAATTCCGACATAATAATTTTTACCGCTGTAATTTCTTCTTTTGAACTTCTTACTCATATTTCTACCAAACATGTTTGAGTTCAATTCAAGAAACTTATTTTGTCTACTGTAAGCATTAAAATCAGTGAATAATGTAGTTGCTTGTTCATAATAATCTGGTTTACATTCACATCTTTCATTTATCCATTGTGCAACTAAATCCATATTTTCTCTATATTCTTTTGTTGCGTCAACGATTTCTTGTGGTGGTTCTAGACCTTCTTCTAAATATAATCTAAATCCTTCTAACAACCAACCAAGAATTTGAGGACTTTCTTCTAATAACTTATCATGTAAGTATTTATCGGCTTTACCTGTAAAGTCTGAATATAATGGTATTTTAACTAATCTTCTCCAAATACCTTTATCAATACCTTTAACTGTAAATTCGTAGTTCGTTAGCAACCAAATCTTTCCTCTAAATTGAAATTCAAAACTGTTAGCGTATAAGAATTTACCTACTAATGGTGTCAAGCCTGAAGTCAGATTTTTGATAAGTCTTTCATTACCTTTTTCTCCTTCTTCAATCTCATCAATAAGAACTAATCTTTTACCTTTAAGTCTAGCAATTTCTTCTTTATTGTCACCACTGTATTTTTCTTCAGTGATTAATTGTGAACTGCTTGTAACTGAATAACTACCTAATACAGTTCTAATAATATCAAATATCATTGATTTGCCACTATTACCATCGGAATGTAAGATAAACATTACCTGTTCAACACACATATCGCTGATAGAATATCCTAACGCTTTATGGAAATAATGTAATACTTCTTTATTACCCATAAATATTTCGTCTAAAGTTTTTAACCATAATTTCGGTGGGTCTAAACTAATACCGCAACTAGTGCTTTGGCTCATTAAATCTTCTCTAAGACTTTCTTGAATTGTTCCATCTTTTAGATTTAATGTTCCTGATTGTGTGCACATTAAATATCTATCTCTATCTAATTCTTCGTTTGTAATAGGAATACCACTGATGTGTTCCGCTTCTTTTAATAAATTATTTTTTCCAGAAGTTGCGTAGATATTATCAATATTTCTAAGAATACGAACTTTGGTATTTGTATCTGGTTCGTCGTATGAATCTAAAATCATTTCTTCTGCTAATAATTCAACATAATTTTTGATTTGATTTTTAATATCATATTGCCAAAATCTACCATTCCACAGCATCCACATTTTATTATCCACATTGTAATGAATGTCGTTTCCAAACTTTTCCACAAATCTATGTGCATTACCTGTATCATTAAGTTCATAAGATTTGCGTGTTTGTCTTTGAGCAGGTTCAGGAAGAAACTTAATTGCTCCTTTAATTGTTCCTATACCATAACCTGCGTTCCATTTTTTCTTATGTGCTGCGTCTTTACTTTGATAGTAAGGAGACATTTCAAATACTCTTTTAATTTCGGCTTCATCGTTTTTAAGATAATATGCCAACTTACAGCATAACGCCATATCAGTTTCTGATTCGTCAGCGCCACTACCAGGAGCAACTTTATTCCATAACGCATTAAGTTTTTCATCTTTCTTTAATACTTTATTAATACTAAAGCCATCTCTTTTCATATATTTATCTAAAATGTATGTGATATCCACACTATTTATTTCACAATACTCATCAGATATTCTATTACCTGTGATGGTGACAAACTTGTTTGTATTTCCGCTAATATAGATTTCTAAGTTATTATTTGAATTATGAATATAATAGATTTCTTTATCAATTAGAATATCAGTTTTAAAGATAATTCTAATACCTGTTTTAGAAGGAGAATATTCTGTGTAAGAATTGCAGTATGTGATAATGTCTAACGCCATTTCAGAAATATTACCATTTTCATCTACGCAATGGTCAATGTCTATTGCTGAGTATCCATTAAAAATACCTAAGCCAATACCACTAGTTTTAGAATCATCTAATAAATATCTTTGAATATTTTTTAGTAATGTTCCATAACCGCAGAATGTAGATGGATCATTTGATTTAGCGTGAGCATCAGTTCTTAAATCAAAAGGTTCTTTTCCTTTCTCAGTTTTCTTCCAACCACACCATAATGCTTTGAATTTTAATTCTGAAGGTATGTATTTCAAACTGTTTATATCTTGCATATTTTCTCCTACTAGGTATTATTTACTACCAAGGAAATTCTACTTTATCTAAATCTGGTGTTTCAATTGTTGCTGCATTATTTGCAGGTGCTTGGTCAGGTGTTGCAGTATTAATTGGAGCAGTACCTGCAACAACTTCTTTTGGTCTTTGGTCTTCAGGAAGTTTCTTTAATTCAGGAACTTTGAGTTTTCCTTCTTTAAATGCTGGAATACTTCTAAATTCTTGTAATGCACAAATAACTTTAAGATTGTGGTCATTGTCAAGATATTCTTCTTCACCAAATACACCAATAACATACTTACCTTTTAATGTGCTTTCATCCCATGTTTTGACAAAACTATAGCCTTGATTTGACTTTTCAACAGCAACAATAAATGCCTTAAAGAATGGCAACGCAGACTCTTTATATGAGCGGCATTCTTTTGAAATGTCTTTACCTAATGCTTCTTTTGCTGCTGCAAAATATCCTTTATTTTCGCCATCAGCAATTTCATAATAGATTTCTAAATATTCTTTTTCAGCGTTATCTTTAACATCAGTGATAACTAAAGGATAAATACCTGGCTTAAGTTGCTTAAACTCACCGGCTTCAGTAACTTTGTCATAATTTTGAATTTGTTTCATATAATTTTACTCCTTATTTATTGTAATACTCTCTAATTGCATTATCAACTAATTGCAAATCATTATCAATATATTCTTCAGTGAACATACCGATTGGCGACTTAGTAACATCTAAGCCATCTGTTTGTGTTGCAAATACATATTTGTTATCAAGTTTCATTGCATGTAATACAATAGTAAACATGCCTTCAACACAAACTTTATCATCTAATAATTTACCAATTGTCTTAGGTTTTGCTTCACCCATATCATTCTTTTCAACATGCATTGTCACATAAACATTCATGTCATCTGGTAAATCATCGTAGATAAATCTAATTAATGAATAGAAATTATCAGCAATTTCATTGTATAAATCAAACTGCGAACTTCCTTTTGCTTGTCTATGTCCTGCCATAAACTTACTTGTTAATAAATAACCGGCGTCATCAATAACTGCAGTTTTAATACCTGCCGTATAACAACTTTGTAAGCCTAATTTAATTTTCGTGTAATCATCAGTCAAAGTAACTAAGATATTCTTGTTTTCTTTGAATGGTAGAGGTTTCTTAGTGACATTGAACAATGCAGTTTTTTTATCAATGTTTCTAAGTGATGCGGACTTACCTGCGCCACTTCTACCCATTATGAGAATCGGTCTTCCCATCTTTTTTCTCCTTTCTTCTATTTTTGCTTTCTTTTAGAATTTCTTCTAACATTTGCTTTTCAGCATTAATAATTCTTAATCTTTCAAGAATTACTTCTTCAAATGGACTTTTGGCCATTAGATACCCTCCTTGTTAAATTGTTCACAAAATGGTCTTACATCACAATAATAATTGCACTTTGTATATTCGCCTAATCTAGTTTGAACATATTCACAACTATTTTCTTGGGCAAACGCATTGGCTTCTTCAATAGTGTCAAAAATCTTCTTTGCTTTAGCATCATCTTTCTTTTTATAGACAGCATACTTTGTTCCGGAATACCATCTATCTTCATCTGAACAATGCATTTTCATTTCATCAATTTCTTTAAACTTATTTTTAATGAAATCTAAGATATTGTCATAATCACTATCTTTAATGTCGTATTTCCATACATAAATAGGTGACTTTGGATAATCAGGACTTGATGCAGCCTTAATTTTACTCCAATCTTTTAGCAAAATAGGAAATATAAGTTTTTGTGGTTTGACATTATGATTTAAGAATATACCAAATGCATACATCATACCTTGATAATAGAAATCATTGAAATCTTTTCTTGAAACTTTGCTAGTTGTTCCTGTCTTATAGTCAGTGATAATTTTCATATCTTGACTAAGTAAATCAGTAATACCAACAATAATTTTTCCAAAAATGCTGAATTCTAGTTTGTATTCTGAATAGTCACCTTCAGGAGCATTCTTTTCTAATAATTCATGAACTGCTGTTCCAAATAATGCTGGAATACACTCAGCGATATCACAACTTACTTCGTTAGCATGCTTTCTAAACAAAATGATTTCTTGTGTAGGTTTTAATAATTCCGTGACTGAATAACGATTTTCAATAATCTTTGTTTCAGTAGATTTATAAAACTTTGCAAATGATTCTGGAAGGTTTAGTTTATTTGTGTATTTCATAACATCGCCCTGATTTCTTCTGGTGTTTTACCAACTGCAGTTGCAATTTTACTAATTACACCGAAGCCTGGTTTTGTGCTACCCGATTCAATAAATGAATAAGTGGTTTGAGTAATACCTATTTTTTCAGCAAACTGTGTTTGTGTCATATTCTTTGAAATACGATATTCTTTTAAATAAGTGCTAAGTTTGGTTCCTTTCATTTAATTTTCTCCTTTCTTAATATTATTATAATAGGAACTTAATTTAAAATAAATAGTCTTTTAATATTTTTTTAATTTTTCATATTTATCATACCTCCACAAAATCTTCTTTACGCAATGCCCATTTAATTCCATAATCTTTTATCATATAATGCATATTTGCAGGTGCTTTATGATAACCTCTATTATAAATTCTACAAAATACACTCTTCTTATCAGCAGATAAATAAATAGATTTGCAGTCGTTTATTTTAGATAAGAAATTCTGTCTTCTGTTAGGATTATTGTTTCTTATTCTATAATAAAGTCTTTGCGCCTTTCCTGTTATTAATGATTTGATATATTCAACACCATTCTTTTTATTAAGTTCAATAATATGATTTTTGGTTATTTCTTTTGCTATGAAAGTTTTTTCTTGAATATAATTATTTCCTGTTTCAAATGATTTTATGTCTTTGCTTTTCATATTAATTTCCTTTTCTATCTTCCCTCAATTTCTAAAGTCAATGTTTCTTCGGCTAAATCTAATTCCCAAGAATTGACTGTGTAATGTGCATAACAATCTAATTCGTCAAAAGTGAAATAGTCATTAAATTCGCCTTCACCTACAATAGTTACATTAAGTGTATTTATATATGCCTTGTTTTTAATATGATGCAATAATTCTTGTAATGTTTCATTCATATCTATTCCTCCAATTCCTCCTTTGTTAATGCCCAAGTCTTGCCATAGTCTTTAAGAAATAAATTATTAGGTGCTAACTTATTATGAAAATCATAAGAACAAAAACACCAATTACCTCTTTTTGATTTATGTAAATCGTTTAATTCAATTCCTCTTATGTCGCTATGTCTATATTCGCCAACTTGATAAGGATTGTCATAAACTGGTATAACTGCACCTTTATAAAATGCTTTTCTTTCTTTTAACACCTCAAACAAAGTAGCCAAGTCAACACCTATTTCTTCTTCAATATCTTCTAATTTTCCAAGTTTAGTCGTTATCTTATTTTCAAATCTTACTTGTGTAAAATAGTCAAGTGCTTCAGAATTCTTAAATTCACCTGATTCTTCTAGTTCTTTTCTTATTTTTATTCTTGTTTCGGCAGCACCATAAATGTTTTCGCCATTACATGTGCCAAACACATCAGTCAATCTATCCATACCTTTACTCCTCTATAATTTTATGAAGTCTTCGTAATTCTTCAATATTTATTTCAGCATAATCAACACCATTATTATAAACATTTGAAACAAAATACTTTACTAAACCATCTTCAAATACAACTGCTACAACCGGATATAAATTATCACTGTTTTTTAATTTAATTTCATATAATCCATCTACTTGATTAAATTCCACTTTAACTCGTTCATCGCTGTATAATTTTTCTACCTTTTCTAATATAATCACAAATATTATTTCCTCCTTCTGATATTACCATTCATACCATTTTCTTTAATTTCAGTAAAATCATATATACATTGCTACATAATTTAGTAGAAATTGTCAGAATGCTCTATTATATTATTTATAATATAAAATGGTAATATTATTATAATAAATGATAATAATTATAATTTTAGCGTTTTTAACAGGCGTTTTGATTACTCATATATAATTTTACCTGAACTATATTTTTAACTTGCAACGTAGAGTTTTATATTCCTTGCGCCTGTATCTTCCTTATTCTTTAGATATGCAACTAAATTCTTCGCATTATCATTGGTAAGCCTATACCAAGTTTTTTCTTTTGTACCTATTGAACTTGTGTATTCAATCCCAACTTTACCAGCAGGAATGATATAGATGTCTCTATGAAACTTGACTTCAACTAAGTTTGGAATGACACATTGTTGTTGTGCAGCAACTTCAAACCATTTATCTTTGTTTGGAGTTTCATATATCTCACCAACGACTAAATTAACTACTCTATATTTTATCATATCCAATATCCTTTCACTGATTTTAACCAAGCACTATCAGGGTCTTTTTTAACGATTTTAAGTAAATCTATCTTATCTTTCCATCTACTTTCTTTTAATAAGTCTAGATGCTCTTGTGCCTCTTCCTTTGTAGGATAAGGTTTAAGGTGTATTTGTCCATCCTTCATATAAGCAACTGCATAATATAACATTTTATTGTGCCTCCTATTCGTAAATAGACAATTCTACGATAGAATATCTCTTTACTGGATAGAAATATTCAGTCTTGCAATATCCTTCATCAGCAACTATTTTAAACATTTCTTCTCCATGTCTTTCAACTAATTCAACAAATACTTTGTCATCATTAGAATCTTTGAATGAACATAAGACAACTCTCTCAAAAGCAAAACTTTCATTGTCTTTAATTCTTGCGTAAAGTTTCATATTTCTTATCTCCTTATTTATCGCCATACCATTTTAAGAATTCAGGATTCTTAGTATCTACATTTTTCCAATTTAATAAATCATTAATTGTGAATCTTGTAGTGTCGTAAAGTTCCCAACACTTGTCTTCATATGCAGGTGTTGATGGGTCTAGTCCTTCAAGTGTTTTGTTGACTAGATTAATTTCTTGTTGTAGTGTCATCTTTTCAACTCTCCTTTTTGTCATCTTTGACACTATTATTATATAAAATGTTAAATAAGAAATAAATAGAAAATTAATATTTTTTTAATAAACAATAAAAAAGGGGCTTAAAGCCCCTTAGTTTTAGATATAACGCTGTTACTTATTTGTGAACTTTTAATACTGCCCAACCATAACTGCCATTGATATTAAAATTAACACCACTATTATCAACAACGTCATTTAATAATTCAAAGTTAGAATTGCTTTGTAAGACTTCAATTTCACAACCAATGCAATCACTTAACGGATAATTTTCAAATTGCGCACTTTGGTTGTAGTCAATATATACATAGTAGTCGTTTCCTACTTTAATGTCATAGATAGAGGTTGCTTTTGGATTTTCTTGACCGAACATTACTCTAAACGCAATTCCGTTAAACATTTTTCCTTCTGGCATTACTTTTGGATATGTCTGTGCATTGTCAAATAATTGATAAGCAACTGGATACATCTTCAACGATGAACTTCTTATTTCCATTAAAGTTTCACAATGGCTTAATCTGTTTTCGTTAGAGGACATAGTTTTATCAATAATATAACCTAGTGAAAAGCCAAAAATTCTTTCATTAGATGAGTTATACAACATATTAACCACTTTATTTGCTGGTATTGAAACGTTAGATAAGTCAGTTTTATCCAATGAAATTCCAGAACTTAAACTTGTTGAATTAACTTTTGTGCTTAAATTAATTCCGTTTTTCTCGTTTACGTTGCCTACATAATAATAAGCAGTTTCGTTGGTGTCTGGTATAATTCTTTGTGCTTGTACTAAACCACAAGAAGATAACACTAAATCTTTTAAAGCGACAAGAGAAGAATTTACAACACATTTGCCTTCTCCAATAAATTTATAATCTACCGATATTTTAGCTATTGTTTCACTAACATTATTTATATCGTAATCGCTGCCTATATTATCGTGTAAACTATCTAAAATAGCTTCATAATCAACAATTTCGTATGACTCATAGACATTTAATTCATTTGCATTAAAATTCCCATTAAAATAAGTAAGGTCTTTGTCTCCTTTATCTAATGTTATTTTCCTGTTGATATTTTTAACAGATGGATATATTTGTTCCGTAACAAGATTTGCGACACTTATATTATTTGTGTGTGTTCCATCTTGCAAATGTGTAAGCGTGCCATATGGCTCATGAGTATCTGGAACTGTTACACCATTATATTGAGTTACATCACTTATAAAACCGACTTTCTCATTATCACTATCAATACTAAATAATGTAAATGTTCTATTATTGCTATCTTTCCATTGTGAGCCAATATCATCAGTAGTTTTATCAGTGTTTGTGATATAAAAAAGTGTAGGATAGCCGTGATTAGCACCTAAAGTTACAGTATTAAGTCTAAATGGTGTAATATCATCATCAGCACTTTTTGTGTGTTGAATTTCATTTTTCTGTATAGTTTCTTTGAAAAAGTTAAACAAATTATTTCCACCATAAGAAATTTTACAAGTGCTTATTTGAGTTGATCCATCTTTTAATGTTGAACTGACAATTAAATCATTATCGTTTTTGCTAACACTCATTTTATGATTTAGTTCGCCTTCAAAAATGATGTCATCAGTGAACTCATAACCATATTGAGCATAATATTTAGGAAAAGTTGTTCCTTCTACAACCATAAAAGCGTTTTCGTTGTATGTAGAATTATATAAATTCAAAATTACATATTTGACACTTACATCACTTATAGTAATTGTGCTTGTTTCAGTAGTACTAACATTAATAGCAGATGTTTTATTTTCATAAAAACCTACTACGCTTCTTACTGGGGAACTAAACGAATAAGTTTTTCCGTATTCAACAGGAATAAAATCAGTATAACTATAAGTAGTGCTATCTGTTTCTCCATCTGTGCTTCTATATTTATTCTTTGTAACAGTTGCTTTGTTAAAGATATTTACAGTTTGCTTTAAAAAACTTACTTTTATAGGTTTCAAAAAGCCATTTTTAATATTGCTATCATCTAAAACAAGACTTTTATATGTTCTTTCATATGCAACGTATTCATCAGGCAAATCTTCATTAACTGTTATAATTCCATTATCAACGTATGTGTAATAAATAGATATGCAGACATATCCATCTTGAGTTGCAGTAACACCACTTGTTACGTTAGCACCTAACGAGCTAACAAAATCTTTAGTTTTATTGCATAAATTAACAAAACGCATTGTAAAACTAGCACGAACCGTATCTCCGTTTTTAACTGGAATGTATACATATTTGTAACTAGTTGAATAAGTATATTCTCCAGAATTATTTATATACCCATCGTGGACTGCATTTTTATTAAGTTTGTTAGTGCCTACATTGTACAAATGATTGAGTAAATCTAATGTGTATTTATTTAAGTTTTCTAAAGAAATAAAAGTTTCACTCATAATTTTTTCTCCTTATTTTAAAACATATTATCCATTTGAGTATTTGTTGCAGCAGAAATTCCACTAGACAAATATGTGCCACCAACTGTCCAAGAACTTGTACCTGTATTATAGTAATACCATTTACCATCTGCTAAGACTAAATATATTTTACTGTGGTCAGGGTCAGCAGTTGTTAAATCACTAACTGTTGCGTAAGTTCCTGAAGGTGCACCACTTGCGATACTTTGAACTTGACTTTCTACTGTTTCAACTCTATCATTGATTCCTTCTTCAAATTCTTCTCCCTCTGTTTTAGTGTAGTAATTAACTAAACTAATTTTATTAGAACCTACCCAAACATAATCATTGGCAATGGCATTCCAAATATAAATGTCATTCTCTTCTTCACCTTTTAACACATAAAATATATTAGGTCTACCTGTTGCTGGTAATTCATTAACTATTAATGATGTATTTGCAACACCAATTTTAGTAGATAATAAATAAGCATATTGTGCTTGTGTGATATTGATATTTTTAAGAATCACACTATGTTGCACCATAAAACTAAATACATCTAACACAAATCTAAGTTGGTTATTAGGTGTTGCGTCTAAATTCATTAATGAAATAGAGCAATTTACTTCACCAGAATCAATAAATACTTCATCAGGAATAGTAATTTCAATAAATTGATAATATAATCCATATTGAAAATATTTTAAATCTCTTTTAGCATCATATTCAATTGTTTTAATAACGCTATCTTCTTCTAGAGTGAATGCCAATGAATTAATAAGATTTCTATCTTCATTAGTAATATTTTCTAAAAGATTTGCTAATCTAAAATCAACTGTTCCTGCCGGATATGTTGGTAAAAATGCAAGTACTTTTACATTTTGGCCATCTACTTCGTGGTCTATTTCAAGATTAGAAGCAGGTGCGACATAGATATAAAGTTTATTTACATTTTGTGAACCTTCTCTAGCAGGATTATTAATAAATTCTTTTAAATAACCATTTGAGTCAAAATATAAATACATATTTTACCTCCTAACTTTTATCTTCTGAATTATAAGTCCAATGACCATCCTCATAATCATAAGATTGTGTTTCTTGTGAAGTTGCGTCACAATAAGTTAAACAAATACCATGATAGTTTTGTTTATACGAAACAATGTAATTATGTCCCATTTCACCTGTAATTTTCACGACATTATCACCAACATTTAAAATATTTAATTGTTCGTCTGTCATTTCTTTAATATTTTCTACAAAAATTGTCTTAGGTCCAAGACATCTTCTTAATTCATTAATTGTGCATTGTTCATCAATTTGTTCATATGTCAATGCTGTCAAATCTAATTTAGAAATAACGATTTCTTGTCCATCACCATATTGTAGTAAAGTATTGAATTTTGTTCCTTGTAATAAGATACCACTAACTGCAGGAACACCTGATTTAAATGTAAACATTACTAATTTTACTTTATCTTCAGGTAAGTTATTTAATGATGCTGCGGCAAAACTATCTGAACCATTTAAGATAGCAAGAAGAGCAGCCTTTTGCCCATGACTCAAATCTGCGATTACTGAGTCAATGTATGGCAGTTTTCTAATAACACTCATATTTTTACCTCCTTATGATTGTGTTCCTTGTGTCTCATTTCTATGAAACACTTTGTCACCAATTTCTACTAAACCTTCAACATTATTGTCAAAACACCACTTCGGAAATGGATTTACAACAATTGCGATAGATTCGCAAAAAATAGTGACAATTAGAAATTCTTTTAATATAGCAACGTTATTTTCTAACCAGATAGTAATTGCTAATGCAATGCTAAGTGGAATAATAACCTTTACTAATCCAACAATTATTTGCTTCCACCAGAAATACCTAGTTTTTAAAGCGGCTACACAATAATAACATATAGTGGTTAATATAATACCTAGAAAAAGAATTGCCACGATTTGCCAGAGATTTAATTGAACCCTAGTTTTGACATCAAATAAATTGTGTCTAATTATTAGATATATCACTGGAGCAATTGCTGTTGTCAAGAACGCTGCTAATTTGACTTTGTTCATCTTTGTGCTCATATTTTTCCTCCTCTATTTCGTCATAAGGACTGTATTTATATAGACCAGCTTCACAACCTTTTTTGAATTTAATAATAAGTTCTGATTTTCTTTTAAGTTTTGAAACTTTTTCTATACAAACATAGTTGAAATTGCTATATAATTGCATTGCACCACAGGATATCCAAATAGCAACTTGGACACAAGAACTAATAAATGCTGCCCAACTCCATTCATTCATAAAAGGCAAAAAGTAAGCACCTACTACAGCACCTACTACACCAAATAAGGCATTTTTTGTGAACATTGATTTACGCTGATTCTTATCTGTTTTTTCTTTTTTAGTATCATTTTCAGCTTCAATACCATATTCACTAAATAAGTTTAAGTTGTAAATCTTTACATTCAAGCATTTTTTAAGAATCTTTCTTTGATGCTTTGTAAGAACTATAGCGTCATCTGGTAGATTTCCTAATTTTGAGGCCTGCTTCTCGGTTAAAATAGTTCTGTTAATATAATTACCATCCTTGTCAAAAAACCAGTCGTATTTCATTTGTGCGCTAATCATATTTTGTCTACGATATCTCTTCTTTTTTTCAATTTCTTCACAAGCATAGAAGTTATCAACTCTTTCTATATAATCATTAGCGCTATTACAAGTGTTAACATATTTATCTCTATTTTCTGTCCATATCAAAGAACGATAACCATAATTAAAACCATTCTCGCCCATACATTCTTTGATAATAAAAGCCACAACGATTCCTATACCAGCCTTAGCAACTACTTCAGCAACAGTAAGACCAGTCTCTTCAATTGTGACTATTCCATAAAAAATATAAGCAAGACCAGTTAAAATGATAACAGCATTAATAATGTTACCTTTTATGAAATCATATACTTTTTTATTTTTCTCTTCGTTTGTAGCCATAATCTATTAGAAAATATCTTTATATTCTCCCTCAACTGCTTTATTAACTTCTTCTTTCTTTTCGTCTTGTTTTTCAATTTCTTTTGTGACTTCTTCAGCAGCATTTTTTACTTCTTTATTATTAGTTTTGCTACCTAAGAAATCTAATAAAGCAACTTTACCTTTACTTGTGCTATCTTGCATTAAAACTAATACTTTCATGATAGTTTCATTAGATTCTGTGACTTTATCTAATCCTTCTTTGATAGCTTTGATTTGTTCTTCTGATAATTTTTCAAAGTTTGCTTTGATATAATCAGCAACTAATTTTTCAAGTAATTTGGCAACATCTTCAAGAGTTTTGACTTTTCCTTTACGATATTTGATATAAATACCAACTAATGCTAATCCAAGCGTTCCGTCAAAAACATATTTAAAGATATCTTCAACTAACTCTTTATCAAGATGCTCACTTAGTTTTGCTTTGATTTCATCTAATGCTTCTTTTTCTTCTTCGTTTTCAACTTCTACTACTTCTTCACTTTCAGCGTGTGTAGCAAGTGTATCGCTTCTTGGAATCAAAGTTAATCCAAATAAAGCAAAAGGTAATACAATTAACTTTTTCATATTATTCCTCCTCAGTTAATTTTTGTAATATTTTATGATATTGACTTAACTTAGAATTAACTTTTTCTTTAAAATCATTTAATTCCTTTTCCATCTTATCAACATCATCTTGACATTTTTTAACTTGTTTCTTATATTCTGCTAAGAATTCGTCACGAGAAACATTCGTCCAAACGCCATTTACACAAACAATAATATCATTGTTTTGCAAATCTTTACTTTGTTTAAAATTAAGCATAACATTCATATTCTAATCCTCATTTTAATTATATATAATAAAAATTCTAAAATAAAGTTAATATTATTCTATGATATTACCTATAATATTACCATTAGCGTCATATTCATTAGTATCTCTATCTTTTAAGATATTGAGGAAAAATGCTTTATATTTTGTCGCGATAAGAATTTCTCCTTCATCGTCTACAATATAGTAAACCTTATTATCAGAAACACCATCTAACACAATATTTGAAGAAACATCATAAATATCACTAACTGAGATAGTTGCTCCTGCAACTTCTTGTGCTCCTACTAATGTAGGTGATTGCCAATTATACTGACTTAAATCAGCCTCATAAACTTTAAATTGTGAAACATTGATGGTTTTTGTTCTAACAATTCTTTGTAGTTGTATGAATTTTCTTGTAAAAGTGATGTCTTTTGTATCTGAACAGAATTCAAACTGTAAACTAAATGTCGGAATCTCTCTATTATCTTTATAAAGGAGATAATCAGCAACATATAATATTTGATTATTAATAGTACCAGTTTTATGAGTAAATGAAAATTGATTTAACAAATAAGTATTCAAAGTTACATAATTACCAATAGTAACTGTTGTTCCATTGTGTGGACTGAACTCCATACCGCTTCTTCTATCAAAACCAAAATTAGCGTATTGTATTTCCATATTATTATCTACATAAGATATTGGTTTGCTAGGAATACCGTTATAATCCTCAGTAAAATCACTATCTAATCTAGGAATAAGAGTATCTCCACCTATATATGTTTGGAAGGCATCTACTGAAGTTGATGTATTAATACCATTATCATATGATTGAATCGTATTATCAGACATACCAAATGTTAAAACAATTGAATCACCAATAATTCTATTCACAAAATCAGAAAAATAACCTGTGTTATTACCTAAAACTGTATTTGAGAATCTAAAATTACAAGAAGTTAAAGGTAATGGGTCATCGTTTTTCAGAGAATATGTGAATAAACCTTCTTTCAAGTGCAGTTCAGTGGCATATTCATGTTTTGGTAGAGCACTGAATTCAACATAATATTTAAGTAATTCGTGTCTTTCAAAAGCCTCATTTTGTGCATTAACCCAAGTTCTAGTCTTTGATTTAACACCAGTGAAATAATCTCTTAAAATGTAATCTTTACAAGCAAGTGCATTGACATTAATATGATTTTGATAAACTTGATACTGAACCTGATAAACAACATTATCTCCATCACTAACAAAATAATCACCAATATCAATTAAACTGTAAAAATCATCAGTAAATCTAGCATTGATTAGCAACTGTTTATTTCCTAATCTATCTGCTTTTTGATATTCTAATTTACCTTGAGTATAAGCATCTACCCAAGAATTAGTTTGATTATCAATAATAGTTCTTTTGTTTTTTGAACCAAATCTTTTACCTGCACTAAATGTTTGTTCAGCAAGAGTTTCATATTCAATTCTAATGACTGGTCTATAGTAATTATTTTCAGGAGCAGGTCCATAATCTACGCTAAGAATAGCAGGGTCTACACTAGGTACGCATAATTTAGCAATAGCAGTAATAATGCTTTGACAAGTGTTTTCTTCATACACAAACCAAGTTTTATTTGTTGTGTTTAAGTTACCTATTTCATTAGTACCTCTTACAAAGTAGAAACAGAAGTTTTGGAAATTAACCATATTTGCGAAATAATCAGTATCTACATCGCTTGTTTTATAAGCAATGTTTTTTGTTCTAAATTCTTTTTCTTCACAAACTAAATTATAATAACTACTATCATTACTACCTTTAATATTACATAAATCTTGTTCTAAATAGACCCAAGAATTATTTCCATCTCTAACACATCTTGTCCAGAAACCAAAATAGAAGTGTTTTATTTTATTAATAGGATATTTAGTTTTGAAAGAGAAGTTTTCGCTAGTAATTAAGTATCCTTCTTTTGCAACAAATGGATATTGAATCATACTGCAAGAATCTACAATACCGTCTATGCTAGTTTGAAGAACATTTTTCATGTTCATCTTTATATCACTAACATAATCAGCAGCAGAATGTGACCTTTTAACATAATTAATATATTTTCGGACGCTACTATTATTAAGATTTCTTTTCTTCTGAGTTAAATCTAACAAACTAATTTCGTTGTTTTCTAAAACTGGAATACAATCTTTTACTTTCATCAAATCATTTAAGACATCTCTAAAAGTAGGTGTATTCCACTGCATTTCAGGACATTCAACATTTTCAAAATAGCTTCTAACACTTAAACTATAATCCCATTTATTTTCAAAATAACTGCCGTTTCTATATTTCTTACCATACACATCTCTATATCTAATTAGATAAGTAAGAATATCCAGTTTTTCACCGGATTTGTGCTGGGTAATTGATAAGTTAGGTAAAATTATACCTTCTAACTCTTTTGTTTGGCTAAACAAAGAGATTTCATATCTATATGTTACAGGAGAAATACAAGTTTCAATCTCTTGAACATCATCAATTTCCATATAAAAATCAATTCCATCAATTAGATGTAAAATAACTTTATCATATGGTTCACATATTATTCTAATTCGTTGATGTGATATTCTGATTGTTGCGCTATCTAAAGTTTCATTGAAATTCTTTGTGATAACAGCACCTTCATCAACTTGATAATCTACTCCATTTATTGTTGCTATCATACTAATTCTCCGTTCCTCTACTGCCATCTTTAAGAGTATTTAAGCCAGAAACATCTTTGAGATAACTAATTTCTCTGTTATTTCTAGCAATCGCTACTCTATTATTAAATTCTTCTAATCCGTAATTTACACCCATCATTGCACCTGTTGCAATAAGTCCGACAATACCACCAGCCATTGTTCCTGTGATAGTTGTACCTGCGAAAAACGACATACCTAAGTTACCAATTTTTTCCAACGCTCCTATTGATATTTGAACTTGTCTTTGTGCATAATAATCACCAGTATAATTTCCTATTTGATTAATTGAATTATTAACTGCTTTCTTAGCAGTATCTTGAATAATATTAAAAAATGCGTGTTTTGCATAATCACCAAGAGATTTAGTTTTATCTTCTTTAGGTGTTTCAGGAACAGCAGGCCCTGGTCCTCCGCCTCCTCCAACTCTTTGGTCTGAAATAGTAATATAAATCTTTCCATCATTATTTGCCATAATACTACCTCAATAAACCTACTTGTAAACTTGGTACTTGGTTAATACCAGTAATAATTTGTGCACTAATAATTTTCATATCTTTTGTAATTACTTTTTCATTTTGGAATGTTATCTTAACTGTGTAATTTTCATTACCTTGAAGTTCTTCATCTAAAATATCTAAAACATCATTAACAAAATCACTTTCAATCATCGGTAATGTAAAACTTGCTGCGAATGTTGACACTGTTTTAGATGATGTTGCAATTTCCTTATCTTGTACAGGCTGTGTATCAACTGACATTGAATAAGAAATATTGAATCCTATAGGTTTATATTCAACTCCATCAATTTCTAATTTCTTTATATCTAAGACATTTTCCATAATAGTCAATGTTCCTGTGATATAAAGAACTGAACGCATTCCACGACCTACTTCATTAAAGTTACTAAGAACTACTGGGCTTGTGTATTGTTGCTTAATATAAGTTCCGTTATCAATAATTACCTGCCAGTTATTATCAATAGAAAACTTATTTAAAATCATTTTAGTTTTATCTAAAGAATCTTGTTCAGATAAAGCAAGAATTTGGACAGGTGCTGTTTCAGCATTAAATTGAATATCACTAGTTAAATATTTAACTACAATATAAATAGTATCAGGGTCAGAATTTTTATTATTAGCAAAAGTTTGTTCACTGCTGACGCTGATATTCACATCTAAGTTAAGATTTCTGGCAATATTAACTAATTTCGTATTTAAAAAATCTTCAAAATTATAATTCATAATACCTCCTATGCCAATGGTAATTCATTTACCACTTCAGCACCTATTTCACTTGCTACTGCACAGCATACTTCATATATCGCTCTATGCACCCAGTTGACATCTCTTCCGCCTTTACCAAATGCACCTAAAGCATTTACCCAGTAGGCATAATCGTGCATTCCATCAACTATATCACCAGTAAAGACAATTCTATGATTCTTTTCCCATTCTTTTAAATCATAAAAAGGAGCAGATATGACAATTTCCACTTCCTCTGAATCTTTTAGAACAGTATTCATATCTATGTGATTTCTCATGTTTCCTGACAATACTGGACAAGATAAGTAGAGATTTTCATTTAATAGAGTATATAATTGTTCTAAAACTCTTGTCATATTTATCTCCTCATATATATGTATGTGTCGTAATGATTTTCTCCACTGAATTCTGATTGTTTTAAATGCAATTCTTGTCTGATATTATCTACTGTCCAAGTATGTCCACGATATAACACAACTGACTTTGGTGCTAAATCGTGGCAATGGTCGCTGGTATATAATACAACTGAATCTTTGTCAAACATCATTGCATTATTAACAGGATTTTTATCTAATGTCCTCATATCTACTGGTTGACAATAAATAACACCTGCTGGTTTGTTTTCTAAAACCCATTTATCTAAGTCTCTATTTGGTGCATCATTATAATATGGGCATCTTTCGTATTTTGTTCTACGAGAATGGTAAATATCTATACTCATTAGAATACACCCCACCAAAATGGACCCATATTAGGAATATTTCTATTCCATATACCACAAAGTCTTAGATTATCTTTACAATTAGGTGCGATAGCATGTTTAACTCCTGGTTGGTTTGCAATTTCGCCTTTTTCAGGGTCATATCCGCTATCTACACTAATATCACTATTCTTAAATATATAAATGGCTTGTTCTAATAATGCTAGTTTATAATGTTTCTTTTGATAATCAGTGAAACAAGGATATTTCATATCAATATTGCAATTGAAATGACTCTCAACATAAGTTTGTAATCTATTTTCAATACGCTTAAGAAAAGCGTTTGCAACAGTATCAGAACCCATTTCTTGAGTTAAATCAATATTGAAATATTCTTTAAATTCATCTAATGTGATATATTTTGTTTGTAACATAATTATTTAATAGTTCCTTTAAACATCATCGCCAATTTTTTAATAATTTCTTCATCAGAATAATCTTTTCTCATGTCACTAAGCATTTCATCTAATTCTTGGTCTGAGCCTTGTCCTTCAATAAATCTACCTACTGAATTATTGAATCTGTCTGATTTTTCTTGTTGAACTTTACTTTTATTTCTTGCTGCTTTATATGCATCAGGTCCTTCAATACCATACCTTTTACCATCTTCTCCGACACCTTCATACATTTTTTGAACATCACCATCATAATAAAGTCCGAATTTATGTTCTTCAGGATTTTTCTTATCTAAGTAATCTTGCAATGCTTCTTTGGTTTTGAATGACATTGATGTGATATTTGGATTAATGGAAAAATATCCATCAGGTAATTGGAATATGCTAGTTCCTTTATAATCACCAACTGGTTTAAACTTTTCATTAAAACCTTTGTAATCATTATATCTATCTAATCCATGTGCTTCAGCAATACCTCTATATCTACCTACCCATCTAGAACCATCCATCGTTGATTTAGTAGGATAAAAACGAGCATCTTCAAAATCTTCATAATCATATTTTGCTTTATATGGTTCTTCTTTTGATTTTTGAGCATTGACGATTTCTTCTTCACTCATATTTTCATAACCTTCAGGTAAGACATCCCATCCATATTTCTTTTTTAGTTGCTCACCATAATCATCGTCTTCTTTTTTCCATTTGGCTTTGTCTTCTTTAGTTGCAGGTTTAACATCTTCAACTTCCGCTGTTGCTTTATTTCCTTCTCCGTGAACATTACCAGTTTTTAATCTTGCTCTCATTGCTTCATCTTGTTCTCGTGCAGATTTACGAATTTCATCGTATTCACCAGTTAATCTTTTTTCAGTAAGCATTTCAGTTAATTTTTCATAATCTTTATCACTGATTTCTTCTGAATTATATGCATTTTCAACATCATCTTCTAATTCATCTAATTTATCGTAACCTGCATATTGAATAGAATCATAAAGTTTATTAAAGTTTCCTATTTGTTTTTGAATTTTTTCATAATCATCAGGTTCTTTATCAAAATTATCAGCACTAGATTCTTCATTATTATCACCAAACTCTTCATCGTAGTCATCGTCAAAGTCTTCACCAAATACTTGCTTAGCATAGGCTTCAATATAGTCCATTTGGTTTTGGTCAAAACCTCTTTTACGACCTGCTTCCATAGCAGCATCAACTGAATCGTAACTAGAATTTCTTAGATTTTGAATAATTTCATTATGCCAACCTTCAAAACCTTCTTTATCTAAATCAGCAATAGATTTGCCTTTATATTTATTTGTAGACTTACCACTTCCTGTATCGTGATGGCAAGGGCCACCATCATTTTCTTTATTAGTAAAATGTCCTTTTTCATCTTTATAGACTTTCTTGTCTGCCATATTATATACCTCTTTCGTAAATATTATATATTAGGATTTAGATAAAATAAAGATAAAATAAAAAGAGCCGATTGCTCAGCCCTTTCTATTGTCAGTTCTTGACTATGCGTGTCTAACCAATGTAACTGCTGAACTACCTGTTGTTGCAATGATTTTACTACTTGCATCAAGTAATCCGAAGTAAGCTGTTGTTTGACCTGAAGTTGCTGAGTTATCAACACCTTCAAATGCTTGTAAGACACCACCAGAACCAATTGTTGCTGATGCACCAAGAACAAATGCATTACTGTAAGAGTAGACAATTTTACCTCTTAAGCCTGCTGGGTTAGTCCAAACTTGACCAACTTTCCAAGCATATTGTGTTGCACCTGCTAAAGTTGTGAGTGCCATTGTGTTAGATTTTGCTGCACCTGTTGTTGCAGAAGAAACTGAAACATAAGTACCAACAATTTTGTTCTTAGGAACAACAACACCATGGTAGAGTAAGAAGTTAATTAAATAACCGTGGAAGCCAGCAAGACCTGACATTTCTGGTCCATAAATCTTGTTGTATTCAAGTTTTCTAATTGGAACAACTGCTCTTGTGCTAACAACCATGTAATTGATAACATAAGAATCAGCACCATCAGTAGAACTAACTGCTGGTCTATAACCGTTTTGTGTGAAAACTGGGTTTGTAAAGAATCTATTTGAAGGAACTTCAATGATTGGTCTACCCATATATTTTTCAACTGTAAAGTCTAAACCTGCTGGTGAACGATAGTTGTCTTGTGTTAAGAATTTTGTTAATTCAGTTGTATTACGAATTAATGTCATAACGCTTGGATTAACGAAAATGACTTGTTGTTCAGCAGGAACTTCGTGTTCAGTTAACCATTCAAATGCAGTATTGAATTTACCAATGATTTGGTTTGCTGAAATTGATTCTGATAAGTAGTTACCAAGTGATGCGTTTGCTTTGCTTGCAATCACACCAAATCTAGCAACGTCAACTTCAGGAACAACTTTAGTTCTATTGAATTCTTCAACAGCATTACCAATTGTGATACTTGCTGTTTCTTCGTCAGCGATATAGTCAATTCTGAATTGTCTACCTCTGACCCATTGTAAACGGAAGATTTCCCATTTTACATCAACACCACCAATAGCAAAGCCATCTCTAGAACCTGATGCCATATTACCTGCATAAGCAGCATAAGCAGCAGCGCCAGGACCACCAACTGAATCTGGTCTTGCTGTGCCAGGATTAATGAAGTCATTGCTGTCTTGTTGTGTTTGATAGTAATCTGATAAGCCATCCATTAAGAATGATGCAATCTTAACATAACCTGTTTCATTGAAATTAACATCAATGAATTTAGAACCTTGCTCTAAGATTGCTGTTTTGGAATCTTCATAAAAGTATTTATCAACTGCTTTAGGAAGATACTTTTCAATAAGTTCAAAACTATTCATATTTTATCTCCTTATAGTTCTACGCCTAATAATTTACCTGCTGCTGCGGCGTCTTCAGCGGCCATTTTTTCTTCGTCAGCATCATGTTCTTCAAAATCTTTATCTAAGGTATCAAGTGTATCTTTTAATAAAGCCTTAATTGAATCATCGTCCATGCCTGCGTCTTGAAGCATTTTAAGTAATTCTTCTTTTGTCATCTTTTGACGCTCCTTATAACTTAACGCCTAATAATTTGCTTGCCTTCTCAGCTTCATCAACTGGTGGAACAACATGAGTTTCAGCACCTAATGTTTTAATTGTTGTGGTTGGAACTTCAGGTTGTTTTAACCATTCAGGATGAGTAGGCAATGCTTTTAACAGTTCATCTTCAGAAAATTCAATACCGCTGCCTTTAAAATGAGCAATAATGTCATTATATTTGTCAGGACTAATATTATTCCTTAAAAAGGCGTTTTCTCTCATCAATTCACTATTTTTTAACTGAATTGTTCCGAATTGACCATCCATTTCGCTGAATTTCTTACTTTTTTCAAATAATTCATCCAGACCTTTTAAATCTTGAACACCGTATCTTTTGAAAAATGCATTGTGAGACCTTGCAACTCTCTTTTTCATCATTTCAACGATTTGTGACTTTGTCCAAGTTTTCTCAGGAGTAACTGGTGCAGCAGGAGCTGGCGTTTGTTCTACCTGCGTAGTAGTTTGTCCTGATTCTGTTTCTGTTCCTGCCGTAGGAACGATATTTTCCGGCATTACATCCATAAATGAGTAAACCTCCTCCGAGTAATTTGACTTTATTATAAATTAGAAATACAAAGATTAAAAGGTTTTTTTCCATTTGCTTATTAAAATCTTAGTTTTTTCTATTTGCTTCCTTAGCAACTCGGTTTTATATTGTTTATATAGGCTCTCAAGCATCTTCAATCTATTCTCATAATACTCAATATTAGCATTCCTTGGAGTTTGAAGTCTTCTATCACCGATTTTTCTATTTGGTATGTGATATTTGCCTTTTAAAACTTGTTCAACTGTATAAGTTTCAAAATAATGTCTACAATTTGGTCTAGTCACAAACCAAACAGGATTACCAGTTACCCATTGAACAGTTTGAATATTGTGTTCACGAATAAACTTACCTAATCTTCCATCAGTTTCATAGTTATGCCAATACCTATCAACATATATCTTGCCTTGCCAGTCTTTGTGGTCTTGTGCTGAATCCACATGCTTAGATGCTATGTAGAAAATCTTACCATCTTTTCTATTCTCTTTCCAAGAATTTACTAAGATTTCTGCTTTTTGCTCAGACTCAAACTTTCTAACTTCACTATCAGCAATTACTGTCGCCTTATAATTAACTGCATCTTTACTGAATAATTTGACAATTGCAACTGCTAAAACATCTAAACCACCAGCGCTATAATATTGCCCCACGCCTTTGTCAAGTTTCTTTGCCTTATCAGCAACTTTGCCAGCATAGGCCAATAATGTCTTATTTGGATTAATTGTAGACTTTAGTAAATCTATATGGATTTGTCTAATAGGTTTGTGTTCTAAGACATCTTTATAGATTATAGCAAAATATCTATTCTTCTGGTTCAGTAAATTCTTCTTCAGTGTCTGTTGCTGATTCCATAGACTTGTTAATTGCGTCTTCATTCTTACCTAAGGCTCCCATTATGTCAAACTCATCGTTCTTTTTATTGTCGTCTAACCATTGTTGTTCTTTTGCTCTTTCTTCTTCAGTATCGTCTGGCCACATCATCTTAACAAATCTTTCAGTTGATATTTGACCTTGTGACCACGCATTACCTAAAATAGGAAGCATTGTTTCTGTGCTTGGATTAGCAAACTCACAATATTTAATATTAATATCGTAATCAATAAGAGTGATTTTTCCTGTATCCATATATTCCTGCATCATAAGAGATAACTTAACAATTTGTGTATTCATTTCTGTTTCAGCACTAATAATATTGTTGCGGAACATAATAGAAACTTTTTCTTTTTCTCTTTGTGCCATTGCGTTGTCTTTCTTAGCAACATCAATACCTAATGTTGCAGGACTTAAAACACCAGTTAAAATGTAATCTAAAATGTCTTTTGCAATAAGTCCATATTTATCAAAGTTAAGGTCTGGTTGTTCAGTGACAATGTCTTCATTGACATGTCCTTCACCATCAGGAATACCTTCTTTCATCATAATTTGACGATTATAGAGATTTTCATAACCTATTTGGCCATTAACACCTCTTTGCATAACATCAGGATTAACCCATGTAATTGGAGTTGATACTCTAACTGTTTGTGATGCTTGTGACCAAACCTCATCTAATAAGTCAAATAAATCTAACTTACCAGCATAAATACTCTTACCATATTTTGGATTTAATGGGTCATAGAAGTATCTTGCAGGAACTGCTAAAATCATATCTAAACCTTCAATGACAGTCTTCTCTCTAGGAATATCGGCTAATTCAGGAATATCATCTAAATTAGCTTCAGTGGTTTCATTATTCTTTGCTAATTTGTATAACTCATACTCAATATAGGAATTGCCATTAGCTTTATAGCGAGTTTCAAGTAATACATAATTATCATTATTTTTCTTATAATAGGATTTAAACACAATACCTACCAATAAACCGCACTTGTAGATATATTCAACATCTAATCCTTCGTAATATTCCCAGATAGGAGTTTTGCAAAGGTCTTTATTGAAATTGACTTTCCAACCACCCCAACCTTCTGCTAATGTCAATGGTCTTCCTTGCTGTGTCAATTTATTTGTAAATTCATTCTCTTTAGCAATCTTGTCCCATTTTGCTTGTAAACCTTCTCCAGTAATCGTGATTTTAGGCATACCAACAATATTAGTTGCTGTTTGGATAATAGCATGAGGAATGCCGCTATGCATTCTCTTAATATTGCATTCTTGACTAGACTTAGACCAGAAGTAGTTTCTTTTGTTACGATTGTAAACTGGATTATTATTAAACCCGCTAACTTGCTCACCAGTATAGAATGCTAATAAATCATCGCCATCACCTAAATACCAAATCCTATTAGCTTGAACCTGTCCAACTTTGATGCTTTCAACATCGCTAACAAATAGCAATCTTTCATTGTTAGGATTCTCAGGTAATTTTTCTAAACCTAAGAAATTCATGATTTTTTGTTTAATTCTTTCAAATATTGTCATCTTTCCTTAAACTCCTTCCATCTTTTAATATATGGTAACATCGGTATCCAAGAATACTCAGAACCATTAAGTGCATGGTCATTTCCATCTGCTCTACAATGTCCTTCTTCGTCTTTCTTAGCCGATTTTATCTCCCTTATTAAGTTTGGGCATTGGTCTGATACTAAGTGTTCACCAAATGCCATTAGCAAGTTATCAAAGTCAACTCTACTTTGAATTTTGTTTTTTGTGCTGTTTACAAATCTAATATTAAATATGCCCTTCTCTTGTGCCTTAACTCTTAACAAACCTTGGAAGTCACCAGGGTCAGCACTTTCTACATAACAGATAATCAGATTAGTTTGCATAAATGGATATATATCTCTCCATAACTTAATTCTGTCTATCATATCATCTGCTATCTCAGGACCATCTTTATGGACTACTTTACCCTCATTGGAATAAAAGAACTCATTAATTGAAACTAGTGTGCTGCTATCAGCAGTCAAACCACTAAGCTCCATAGTCATTGCACTTCTATAATCTTCCTTAAGAACTTTTGTTTCACCATTAGTACCTCCAATATCAATACCAATGTGGAACCTTTTATAATTTAAGGACATTGCTTGACTATGTGAAATAATGAGTTTATCATTCCAATATGGATAAGTAGCGTCGCCTATGTGTCCCCAACAACCTAGCCCTTCAACTAGATATATATCATAGGCGGTGTTTTTTAATATTTCCATGGAAGCATCTTTCTCAGGTCTTCTAAATGTATTGCATCTAAAAGAAGAAATGTGTAACGCTAATCCATAGCCATATCCTAAGTTAAAGTCTGGGTCATAATAGAATTGAAATCTATTATTTTCCAACTGCTCAACATTATCTTCTAATCTATCTTTAAAGAATAAATCATATAACCAATGCCCAACATCCCAAGCATTAAAGCAAAATGTAATTTGGCAAAATAGACCATCAGCATCAGGACTATTAGGTAAACGCAATGAACCATCAACAACTCTAAACTCCTCATAACTCTTTAATTGGCTTGCTTCTTCAAAGTATATGTCAGTCCAGTAACCTACTTCAACTGATGTAGATGTAATATTCTCAACATCATTCATTCCACAAAATAAAATGACTTGCCCAGTATCTACTCTAGTTACTTTATAAGGACTTTTAGTAAACTTGAACAGATGCTGTATTCCTAAATTATTGACAACTTTTTTAAGAATGGTATAATTAGAGTTAGCGTTGTCTTTATCGTTTTGTCTAACCATCATTACATTGCGTCTGGTATCTGATAAAATCTTAAAAATAGATTCATAGCCAACAAAGTTGTATGTCTTTCCAGTTTCACGAGCACCTTTTAATGGACGATATCTAGCATCACAATTTGTAAACCAAATGTCTTTAAAGTCTGGTAAGTAAAGTTCTTCATCATTGAGCGTAATCATTTTTCTTCACTTCCTTAAATTTACCACCTAAGACGACTGTAACTTTCTTATCATCACCAGCAGTAATTTCTTGTTTAGGCATATATTGAGGTCTTGTTCTTTCTAACCACCATGCTGTTCCTTGCCAACCTACTGCACCATTGACAATTCTATCATTTGCGAATTCTTCAAACTCCGCTCTTGCTTTTTTAATGGTATAAGATAACTCAGCAAAAAGAGAATCTATTTCCTTTTCAAAATCTTCCTCACCTTGTCTCATCCATGCACTAATTGACATCGTTGTAATGCCAAGTAGGTCACAGGTAGTAGTAAGAGGAAGCCCTTTAGATAACTTCTCACCAATCTTTTCTATAAGTTCTGCATTTAATTTACTAGGTCTTGCCATGATAGTTTTATTATAATATGAAAAGAAATCAAAATAAAGAAATATTACCATTATTAGGATTTATTACCAATTTATTACCATTTATATACATAGTATATATAGAGCATTTTGACGATTTTACATAAACTCTATACGCGTATATATATGATTTTGTAGAAAATGGAGATAATTATATGAATGGTAATATTTCTATTAGCATTTACTATGTATATAGTATTAGCATTTTTACAGTTTTTCGCAAACTTTTTTAAACTCCTCTAAACTATATACTGTAGCACTTACAAAGCCACGCTGCACTAGATTTTCTTGGCATTTCACCTGTTCATTTGTCGGTCTTCTAGGATGGATTTTAGTTTCAATAAACATGCATTTACCAAAATCAGTAACTATCAATAGGTCAGGCCATCCTACGGGGAAGGACAACTTAACTATCTTACCACTGTAGTCATAGAAAGTGCCATTGACACAATGGAAGCATAGCCAATTATGCTGCCCACAATATAACTTAATTTGGTTTGCTAATAACGTTTCTGGTGTCATGCATCTTTAACCACTCTTCTTTGCCTTCTTCAATTTGCTTTCTATAATCTTCACCAATACTATGGATATTTTGTCTAAAGAACTTTTCAATTGCAAGTGCATCATTGCGATAATCTTTTGGGAACACATACAAAGTATCAATATAAATACCCTTATCAGCAGTGCGGAAGCAGTAATTCAAATATATTTTATTATCTAACTCCCAAACGCCTGTTAAAATGCCTCTTTTCCTATTACAATAATAGGAATGTCTTACAGCAGCGTCACTATTTTGTAAGTCATTAAATACTTTTTCACAAAACTCTATCTTTTCTTTCTCATCTTTTGGAATAACCATGCAATCTTTCATAGGCATAACCCTGATATGGTTTCTTCCATTTTTGCTAATTAATAATTTATTCATTTAATAAACTCCTTTGCTCTCTTTCTTCTTTTTCAGCGTATGGTGCTAATTCTTTAACAGCACCTTTAATCTTTTGATATTGCTCATTATCCATACCGTATAAGTTCACCATAATAGTAGTCATTACTTCTCTAATTTTACTCACCATATTTAACTCCTGTTACTGTACATCTAAATGGTTTTGTTGCCTTAAATGGAATACCTTTCTTTAATGCGTAATAAGTGGTATCAAAATATTTAGCGGCTTTACGCAAAGACTCAAAAGATGCTTCATAGTCACCATGACTGTCGCTATACTCAACTACGCATGCTTTAGATTTTTGATACTTCTTTCTATCAGGAACATCATAATCCCTCATAATATTACCATTGACAATAGCAGTTAGATGTAATGTCCCATCACTGTGGTAACTTGCAACAATGCATTCAGCATTTAATTCCATTGCTAACCTCTTCATTGACCTTTTAATGTTGCTATCTGACTTACCCATTATTTTTCCTCCTTATCTTCAACACGCACATAATCATTAATTAAGCAATTCCATTCCCACTTTTTAGAATGCTTTTTATATTCCCAAGATATAAACACATAAATGATATAAATAATAAATGCGATTACTGCTAATGCTAATAAACCAAGAGCAATATATGTGCCTATTGTTTGTAATTTAAACCATTCTTCAAACCAATTCATAATTCAACCTCTCTATCTAAATCTTCATTTCTAGATGCTATTTTGAAAGTGCAGTTTTGCAAATGATTTAATGGACATTTATCACAAGTTTTATATCTATTGCAAATAGTTTCTATTTCTTGTGGTTGTAATAATCTAATAGGTTTCTTCATAAATACCTCCTACCAATTATTTGCTCTATATATTAGTAAACCGTCTTTATCTCTAACGATTCTTTTTAATAATATATAAGCACCTGTCTTATCTCTATCTTTACGGTTTATTTTTTGTGCTTTCTTTATAGCACCTTTGTGAGTAAACGCTCTTATAGTAAAGAAGATTTCTTTAGTATCTTTATATTGGTAATATACTCTATACTTCGTCATGTCCAAAGAATCCTTTAATAAACTCACAAACAACTTTTAAACTGCCTAATACAGTAAGCACAATTTTTAACCATAATGGCAAAGGTAATAACCATATAGCAACAATTAAGAATGATGTAAACATATTAAACTCCTTTCTCACACTCACTTCTATCTTGATACACAGTGACAGATAAATTAATAGTCACTGAATTTAAATCTGGTTGTTCTTCAAAGTTATTAATACATACTCTTTGATTGAGTAATTCTTTTACCAAGTTTCTAATAGTATCAATAATTTCTTCTTGTGTCATAAATCTACCTCCCTTTATAGTGTATCTTCAATATAGCACCAACTTTGGGGTGCATGTTTAAGATTTAAAGTTTCAATACAATTTGGTAACTGACGACATTTATATTCAAAATCGCGATAAGGACACTTATTACAATTACGATAAATCTTTTTATGTTTGAATTTCTTTATATCTTTTGGCTTATCAAATACTTCTAATTTTGAAATGTGAATAGCATAACCATTGAACTCCAAATAATCTTCAAGTTGTTGATTATTTAAGCACGATTTTTCTAAAAGTTTGTCATAATACAATGTTTCAGTTTCAAAATGAATATCATAGTCACAATCGCTGTTCCAATGCTTATAACTATTAATTTCCTCTACTTTATCGCACCAAAATCTTGCAACAACTTTGCTATTTAAGAAATTTACATCTCCACATTTAGTTAAGAAATACCCCTCTTTTCCACTCATAACGTATGTGTCTTTAAAAAGGTATTCTTTTCCTTTTGTGCAATACAAGTAAACCCAGCCGACATAATCTTTAGGGAATTTTTTTCTAATTTCAATGGTTTTCTCACCATTAAGTATTTTAGCCACATATTGTGGTTGTATTGACATTAAAATTGATTTATTTTCCATTTGGAACATCTACCTCCTTATCCATATCAATATATTCATGCGTTGCACAAGCAAACTGTGCTTCATGACATATATTCCATATATTACTCCTTATTTAATTTACTTAATAATTCATCCAAATCAGATAGATTATCAATATTGTGTTTTTCTAAGATGTCTTCTACTCTTCCAACATATTGAACAAGTCTTATACCATCTTCCCAACCATAGTATTCATTACCCGATGCTAATTCATATCCACCAAGTGCTCTTTTTTGTGTAATTCTTTTTTTGTTCATAATAAACCCCTCGATTCCCATCCATTGTCGGATATTCTAAACACTTCGACTTTATGACCTACTGCTTTATAAAGATTAGCAGTATCTGAGTCATAAACTTCATATAAAACTTTTTTAGAGTTCTCTTGATAAATAACATACTTTATTGTCGGCATTTTAATACCTCCTAGCGTCTATACAATGCGGATTCATTGGTGTATCATCGTAATCTTCATAATCTATATTATCTTCTAATACATCATTTAAACTAACATTATATTTAACTGCTTTTTTTAATTTGTCTTCATATTGTTCTTTCAAAGATTCTTCAAATGCAGTATCACTTTCACAGACTTCTTTATCATCTGGAATATAACCGTAAAAGTCTTCGTAATCTTCATTGCTAGGTTCGTAACTGACCCATTCGCTGCATCCATTAATTTTAACTTTAATCAACATACTTATATCTTCCTTCTAAAATTAATTCTTTCATCACAATCAGGACAGTTGCAAAATGCTGTTCCGTCTGTTTTACGGTCATTAACTTTTAATTCATCATCACCGACAAAGAATTCACATCCACAATTAGGGCATTTTACTATATAACCTAATTTAGGCGCTCTTGGCAATTTCCCACGCTTGTATATAATCATATATGACTCTCCTTTCCTACCACGAGTATATGTTTAATCCTTCTAATTTGCCCCTCTTCTTAATAATTGCTGATACTGTTGTTTCACCAGCATCTATTCTTCTAAGAGTATTAACACAAACTACCATTTCACGGTTATTGAATATATTCTTCAAAGTATAATTGAAATGGTGGCCGTCGTATTTAACGACCTCCCATCTCCCTTCATATACCTTACCAATAAACTTGCTATCACCTTTCATAATTAATATCCCCATCTTTCTTTTATTGCAACTACTTCAACATCTTCTTTGAAATTGTTATTAAGAACTCTTTCAGCCATTGCCTTTTGTGGGTATGTTTGAATTTTTGAATTTGCTCTAAGTGTTTTTACTTCTCTTAATTCTAAACCCCATTTACCTTTAACTACGACTGATTTTCTATCTAGAGTCATAATTGTATAACTTGTTCTTTCAAATAATTTACTCATAACTAATAACTCCTTCTTGCGTTGCATTGACCTCTATAGTCTGTTGCCCACATAGAGATTTCAGTTGCCTTTTGCCAAACATCATATGGAACATGTGCGAAGTAACCATCACTTGCTCCTAACAATTGTTGATAGATTTCACTAACTTCATTGAATGCTTTTACATCTTCTTCAGTAGTTGTTTCTTCGCCTAATCTATTTCTTGCATGATTGTATGCTAGGTCTATGTTGTGACCGTATTTATGCATGTTGAATTTATATAATTTAATCATAACTGCAACCCACCTTATTTATTTAAAGGTCTTCTTTTTAGACCTTCTAAAGCATATTTCTTTGCTTCTTTAAGTGTATTGAATGGTTGACCATCAATTTCCCAATTTGTTAAACCATCTGGTCTTTCGTATTGCCAAGCACCACTATCTTTATAGAATTTGATTCCTTCTAATTCCCATTTGGCACTTTCAGCATCTCTACCTAACCAACTGTTAATTTCTTTGTTGTAAGTTGCTGCATCTTTAATCTTTTTCATATTTCTCTCCTGTCATTTTTTATTGACATA